GGTGGCATGATGGGTAAGAAAAAAAAGGTTAAATAATTAATGCCAACTTACGCATCAACTGCTAGCTTTGATTTGACAATTGATCAAATTTGTCAAGAAGCTTATGAACGTTGTGGTTTGCAAATTCGTTCTGGTAATGATTTGCAGACTGCAAAACGTTCTCTTAACCTCATGCTTGCTGAATGGGCAAACAGAGGTATAAATCTATGGACAGTTAAAAAACAAGAAAAAGCACTTGCAGCGGACACAACTAATTTAACGGGTGCAAGTTTATTTGGTTCAGGTGCAAATGCACCAGAACAAATAGTTGACATTACAGATGTTATAATAAGAGATTCAAGTAATAATGATTATGCAGTAAACCCTATAAGTAGAGCTACATATTGGAATTATACTGTTAAAACAACCAGCGGAAGGCCAACTCAATTCTACTTTGAGCGTACGATAAACCCAACACTATATCTATATCCAGCAGCAGATTCAGCTTACACTCTAATATATTATGCCCTTGTTCGAATGGCTGATTCTGGGGATTACACAAATAATTCTGAGATTCCTTTTCGTTTTCTTCCATGTCTTGTTGCGGGCCTTGCATACTACATTTCTATGAAAAGAGCACCAGAAAGAATGCAAGCTCTTAAACTTTTATATGAAGATGAATTTAAAAGAGCAGCGGATGAAGATGGACAAAGAACAAGTGTGTTTCTTACGCCTCAAAGTTATTATCCCACTGGTGGTGGTTACTAATGCCTAAGTATGCTAGCGGTAGATTTGCAAAAAGAATATCAGATAGATCTGGTTTAGCTTTTCCTTATAATGAAATGGTGAAAGAGTGGAATGGATCTACTGTACACATAAGTGAGTTTGAACCAAAACATCCTCAACTTGATCCAAGATATCATCCTACTGACCCTCAATCTCTTCAAAACGCAAGAGGACAAACAATAGACGCAACAGTCGATTTAGGCGTAAATTTATTTGCAACAAATATTTTTGGTGTTGTTCAGCAAACGATTTCACAGTTTAATCCAATACCTTCACCAGGTGCTTTTGAAACGGTTATTGTAAATACAATGCAACCTGAAGAAAGTAATAAAGAAGTTAAAATGAATAGTTTTGTAGGAAGGGTTACAGTAAATATATCATGACAACATTTGCAGAATTACAAACACAAATTAGAGATTATACTGAAACGTCTTCAGATGTTTTAACAGATGTTATAGTAAATGATTTTATTGAACACGCAGAAAAAAGAATATTTAGAGATGTAGATTTAGACATTTATAGATCGTATCAATATGCTACACTTACACAAGGTGTGCCATTTGTATCTTTGCCAGGTGCAAATTTAGGTCAATTAGCTTTTATTAGATCTGCTCAAATATATGATCCAGCAGATCCAGTAAGGTATTATATTTATCAAAAAGACGTGACTTTTATGAATGAATATTGGCCAAATCGTGATACGACAGCTTTACCAAAATATTACTCAATGTGGGATCAAGACACAATATATCTTGCGCCTACTCCAAATACTGCATATAATATAGAATTAGCTTTGAACAAGCAAGAAGACGGCTTGTCAAGCTCAAACACGACTACGTGGGTGAGCACAAATGCACCTAAAGTCTTACTTTATGCCTGTCTTGTAGAGGCATTTAGATTTCTTAAAGGTCCTGACAACATGCTTCAATACTATGAACAAGGCTACAACCAAGCATTACAAGGCTTGCAAATTGAACAACAAGGCAGAAGAAGACGTGATGAACACTATGATGGTGTTATTCGTTTTCCTCTCGACTCAAAACAACCATAAAGGAGATATAAAATGGCAATATCATCAGCTATATGCAACACCTTTAAAGGAGAACTTTTAG